GGAAGAGCGCCTATTTGGGGACTCTTTAACAGACGCCCGGCGTAAGCATCGACGCAAGCCGCCTTTATGCGCCGAGCAAGCCGACGCCTACGCCCGTGGGGTGGTCGATGGGACGCTCGTTGCGAACGCCCGGGTGCGTGATTCGTGCCGCCGGTACCTCGCCGAGCGCCTCGATCCCGCGGCGGCGTCCGTCTGGTGGGACGAGCCTCTGGCCGACAGCGCCCGCGACTTTGCCCTCAAGTGCGGCCAGGGCGCGGAGGCTGGGGCAGGGGAGCCGCTCGTCTGGTTGCCCTGGCAATGCCTGGTCGCCATGATCCTCCTTGCCAGGCGGCGGGTGGTGAACGGCACCAAGACGGATACCCCAGCCACGAAGGCGCTGCTGCTGGTTGTGTCACGCGGAGCAGGGAAGACCGAGTTTGCGGCGTCGATGATCATGGCCGCGATGCGCGACCCGGAAACGCGCCTTGAGTTTGCGTCGGTCGCTCCGGACGGTCGCCTGGCGCAGAAGACCTTTGAGCGAATGCAGACGATGAGCCAGACGCTCGACGCGAAGGAATGGAAGGCGACCGGCGGCAGCACCCCGGCGCACCCGGGCAAGGTGAAGCACGGCGGCAACCGTTACATCTCGCTCCCCTGCACGGACAAGGCGCTCGACGGCCTCACGACCCGCCTAGTCGTGGCCGACGAGGTGGCTCGCATGGAATCGGCGTTCGGTCGCCTCCTCACCGGCTTGGCGAAGTTCGCAACCAGCCAGACGCTGCTAATCACGACGCCCGACCCGGAGCAGAAGACGAGGCCGATTTGGGGCTATTGGGATGCGTGTGAGCGGGCAATCAACGACGGTACGCCCTATCCACCGGGCTGGTGGCCGCTGCTGTACGGGCTCGACCAGGACGATCAAGCCGCCGACCCGAAGGCGTGGCCCAAGGCGAACCCGTCGCTCGGCGTGATCGTCGACCCGGCGCAGCTCGAGCTCGCCGCCAGGACGATGCTCGAGAGCGGCGACCCGGCGCAGATAGCCGAGTTCGAGACGCAGCTCGCGTGCCGCTACCACGAACTGGCGACCACCGACGTCGACCTCGGGGTGCTCGAGCGGCAGATGCAGAAGACCGATTGGGACCGCCTCGCCGGTGCGCCCGCCGTGATCGGCATCGACCTGTCGCGGGGCGGCTACGGGGCGCAGCTCGACCTGACTTCGATCTGCCTGATGGTCGTCGACGGCAACGTGATCCGCGCCCGAAACATCTCCTGGTGGGCCGGGACCGACATCCAACTCGACGAGCGGCGCTGCAAGAACCCGCTGGGCGCGTGGGTGGAGCAGGGTTTCCTGCGCCGGATGCCTGGCGAATGGCACGACATGGCCGTCGTAGAAGCCGAAATCGAGTCGCTCATGGCCCGCTACGACGTGCGAAAGATCGGCGTCGACCCGCACCCAGCCCAGGCACGCGACATCAAACGGTGGGCAGATCGCGGCTGGCCGATTATTCCGGTTGACCAATCGATCCGCACGATGGCGCCCGCGTGGAAGTTGTGGGGCGATTTGCTCAAATCGAAGCAACTCATCTACGAGCCGGACCCGGTGCTCCGCTCGGCGTTGAACGCCGTGCGTCTAATCCGCGACAACGTCGGCAATACGCGCCCGGTGAAGGGCCGAAGCAACGGCAACACCGATGCGGTGGTTGCTGGCAACATGGCGGCGCTGCTGATGGAGCACCACCAGGTGCGTGAAGCAACTGGTCTCTCGACATCGTCGTGTCCCATTGGATAGACACGGTTACAAGAATTCCGGGTTGACGTTTCTGGGCAGAGTTGTTCCATCTGCTCCGTGGGCATCTTTGCACGATTCTTCGGCTTCAAGTCCGGCGTCGCGATCTACACGCGACCCGAGCCGATCATTGCGTCACCGGCTGACGCGATCCCCGCCGTCGTTCGTGCAACCAACCTGATCTCTGCGGATATCGCTCGCCTTCCCGTGTCGGTCTACGACAGCGAAGGCCAGGAGATCGTGGGCCATCCGGTCGAGATGCTGCTCAACCGCGACGCCAGCCGCTGGCAGTCCGGCTACGAGTTCCGCCGCTACACGACCTCCGTCGCGCTGACGCACGGCAACGGTATTGCGCTGATCCGACGCGGAAGCGACGGCGAGATCGCCGAGCTCCAGCCGGTGCCCGCCGACGCGATGAGCGGCGAAATCACCGAGGAAGGCGTCCAGTACCGCATCGGAAGCCTGGTGATGAATGCCGACCAGGTGCTGCATATCGGTGCATATCCGGATCATCTGAATCCGTGCTGGTACCGCTCGCCGCTCGACGTGGCTCGCCACGCGATGCAGCTTGCTGCGGACGAGAACGGCGCCCACGCATCTTTGGTTCGTACGGGCAGCATGGGGAAGGTTGCGATTTCTCACCCGGGCGCGATGTCCGATCAGACCGTTCAGGCAATCCGCGATGCGTGGAACACCATGCACGCGACCGCCGACGGCGCAAGCCGTCCGCTCATCCTGCGCGAGGGCATGAAGGCCGAAAAGATCTCCCAGGAGACGAGCGGCACGATGCTTGAATCCCGGCGGTTCAGCGTGCAGGAGATCGCCCGTGCGTTCGGCGTTCCGCCGGAGATGCTGTTCCAGCAGGGCGGCGGCGCCCTTGTGAGCCAAAGCGAAGTCGCCCGCGCATACGCGGATGGCGCAATCGCGGCGTGGGCTTCCGCGTGGGAGTCGGAGCTCACGCGGAAGCTCTGCCGCCCTGGCGAGTTCGTGCGAATCGACACGACGGCAATCGTGCGCGGAAACCTCCGCGACGCCGGCATGGCGTTCTCGAAGCTCGTCCTGGCTGGCGTGATGTCGCCGAACGACGCGCGTCACTACCTCGGGCTGGCCCCGATCGCCGGCTTGGACACGCCGACGGTCTCCATGCCCGGCGGCGCCAGCGCAGCGGCTGGCCCTGACAACGTGGGAGATGAAAATGCTTGAGCTTCGCACCGCGACCTTCGAGCGCAGCGGCAACAAGCTTGCCGGTTACGCCAGCGTCTACAACGCGCCGAGCCTCCCGCTCACGGTGCGCGGCGTCAACAACGGCAAGCCGTTCGTCGAGCGTGTCGCGCCCGGCGCGTTTGACCGTTCGCTCGCTGCCAATGTCTCGCTCCTGATCGGGCACGACAGGCGCGAGCTCCTCGCAAACACCAAGAGCGGGCTGCTCCAGCTGCGCTCCGACTCCAAGGGCCTCGCGTTCGAGGTCGATCTCCCGGACACGCAGAAGGCCAAGGACGTTCGCGCCCTGGTCGAGGCTGGCGTGCTGTCGGAGATGTCGTTCGGTTTCTTCGTTCGCTCCGACGCCTGGATGGGCTCGGAGCGCACCCTCACGGAGGTGGATCTCCGCGAGGTTTCCATTGTCGAAAACGGCGCTTATCCGCAGACCAGCGCCGAGGCTCGCACTCATTCGCCGAGCCTTGCTCGGTTGCGTCTGCGATTGAGGACCCTCACGTGAAGCAGCAGGAAATCATTGAGCGCCGCAAGGCCATCGAGACCGAAGTCAATTCCATTCTCGCCTCTGACCAGATCAGCGCCGAGGCCGAGGCCCGTGCCGACGAGCTGCTGAACGAGCTCAAGGACCTGAACGAGAAGCGCAGCGCTGCCGCGCTCCGCGAGCGTTTCGCGTCCCACGCGATCACGCAGAAGGTCGTCGCCGAGAAGCGCGAGCAGACCGAGGAGTGGCGTTCCAGCGGCGAGTACCGCGAGCAGTTCCTCGGCTGGCTCAAGGGTGGCCGTGCGCCCGAGCAGCGCGAGCTCATCACCAGCGCGAACTCCAACATCCTCATCCCCAAGCTGTACGAGGACGGGATCCTGAAGTACATGATGGCGCAGAGCGTCATCCGCAACCTGGCGGACCTCCGCACCGGCGTCCAGGGCTACGCGACCCTGCGCTACAACACCTTGGCCACCGCCGACTACACCTCGGCCTGGACCCAGCCGGACACCGGCACGACCGCCCGCACCAGCATCGACCCCGGCTTCGCCGAGGTGCCGCTGGCTCCGGTGCCGTGCCTGCCCTACACGCAGGTTTCGCAGCAGCTCATGCGCCAAGCGAACTTCGACGTGGAGGCGGAGGTGATGGACAACCTCCAGCGTCAGATGTCGAAGAACACCGAGTGGGGCTACATCGGCGGCACCGGCACCAACGCGCCGAAGGGCATCTTCACGGTGAACGCCAACGTGAACATCACGACCGCGACCTCGGCCAGCACGACCCGTGCTGCCGCGATCACGGCTGGTGTCACGCTCGACAAGCTGCGCGAGATGCGCTACACGAAGCTCCCGGCTGCGTATTGGGGCTCCTCGGCGTGGATCATCCCGCAGGACGTGTACGCGACGATTTCCACGCTGACGGTCAACAACGTGCCGCTCTTCATCCCGAGCGCGGACGCTGTCGGCCAGGCTGGCGCTGGCTTCACCCTGATGGGTCTCCCGGTCTACGTGACCGAGTACCTCCCGGTGCACATCAGCACCGCGGGCGGCTCGGGCGGCAAGAACTGCCTGGCCGTGCTCGGCAACATCTCGGACGGCTTCGCCATCCGCGAATGGGGCGGCATCGGCATGATCCGCGACGAGATCACGGCGATGTCCTCGGCCCGCGTGATCTTCCAGGGCATGATGTTCGCCAACAGCGACTTCACCCGCGTCAAGTCGCTGGTGCAGCTCCAGGTCACCAACGCCTGATCCTCATCCTCTCATCGGCACAGGTGGCGCTCCCTCGGGAGCGCCACCTGGCTGCGAGGTAGTACGTGGCGATCGACCTCTCCAAGTTCCGCAACTGGGCCCGGCTCTCCTCCAACGAGGACGATCCGGCCATCCAAATTGCGTGGGAAGCAGCGAAGCGCGAGCTTGAGGAGCGCACCGGCTGGTGCGTCGATCCGGTCACGCGGACGCAGTACGTGGCTTCGGAGCCGACGAACGACCAGCTGCTAGTGCGCCTGGAGCGCCAGCCGGTGACGGCGGTGACCTTTGTTGACGATGATGCCACCAGCGGATCAGCAACGCTCGTCACAATCAACGGGATCCAGTACGCCAAGGTTCTCGACGCTCTTGCCTACCCGGTAGTTCTGACGGTGACCGCTGGCACGAACACGCTCAACCCGCTGCTTGAGATGGCGCTTCTCCAGCGCGTGACGCAGCACGTGGCAAGCCGCGGCGATGACACGGTGGCGCTCCCGAGCGACTACTGGGACCGGATCTGCGGCATGATGGGGAAGGGCATTGGCTGATGCCTGGACACGTTCCATCCGGAATGCTGCGCCTCGCCATGACGGCGCAGAACCCCGTACGCACGGTCGATGACTTCGGCCAGGCGTCGGAGGCGTGGGTGAATGTCGCCGTGCTGCATTGCCACATCGAGGTGGCGTCGACAAGTGAAACGATGGACGATCGAGGCCCGGCGGTTCGCACCGATTGGCGCATCCTCGCGAGCTTCCATCCGTCGGTAAACACCCGTAGCCGGCTGCTATGGAACGACCGTGGCACCGAGCGCACGTTCAACGTGCGCGCCTGCTGGGATCGCGACCAGCGCCGTCGGCGCCTGGAGATCGAAGCGACGGAGGTGCTGCCGTGAACAACACCGCCAAGATCTACGTCGATAGCGCAGACGTCCAGAAGCTCCTGAAGGGAATGCCGGAGAACATTCGCCGGAACGTGCAGCGCCGCGCCGGAAACGAGATCATGCCGCGCTGGGCTCGTCGTCTTGGCAACGAATGGCTCACCACGACCTACAAGCGCAACGGCGGCAAGCAGAAGCACCGTCGCGCCATTTGGGCGGCGGCGAAGTCTCGGGTCCGACCGCGAGGACAAGGCGAGACGGCTCGCATGGTGATGAACGTGCACATCAAGTACGGCAAGAAGGGCGGCACCCTTGCCAGCGGCAATCAGCGCGTCTATCACCTCCTCGAATACGGGCACCGCAATAAGGCCGCCGGGTCATTCACGGAAGGCAAGCACGTATCTCGCGATTGGGCTCGCCTGAACCTCCGAAAGATGCTGGAGGAGATCAGCAAGGAAGTCTTGGTTCAGGCCCAAAAATCCTTTACTGACAAGAGGAGGCCACGTGCCAATCGCAAACGTGCATAGAGCAATCTATGCAGCTCTCAATTCCTCTGGGGTGACGATATGCAACGGCATCCGGACCGCTGGCACGGCTACCCCAGTGGCCGTTTACGACCTCACGTCAGCAGAAATCTCCATGAGTTTGAACGGGGTGAGCGGAAACAACGTCTGGGTGATCGGTCTCCAGGTGGTGTGTGTTGCTGACACTATCGAGGATGTCTGCATCACTGTCGACGACATTGTCGACGCAATTGACGCCAATTACACCGATACGGGTGAGGCAGTAAAGATCGTCATCACGCAGTTCGCGGTTGCCTTTAGCACCGAAAACATCGACGACGGACAACACGACGCGGAGCGCGTCGGCACAATCACAATCACACTACAAGCGCA